CCTCGATCATCAACCGATCGCCCAGCAGCACATCGAGGCTGGCGGGGTTTTGGAGATCGGGGTTGTATGGCACCACCATCGCCGCCTGGCGACAGAGACGGGCGATCTCGTGGTCGGGGATGATCATGCGGTGGTGTTATCCGGCCTGGACCAGTATTGCCCAGCCGCCGGTGTTATTTACACGCCACCGCGGCATCCAGTTCTTGCGGCTGTAGATGATGCCCTCTCCGCCCTTGGCGCTGACGTAGCCGCCTTGCATCATGTCGGCCTCGCCGTATGGATCGTTATGTATAAATGCCTCGGGCGTCATGCCCACGATCACTGACCAATGCCCACCTCCAGACGGCGCCGACGCCGGCCCGTGGTGAAGCCAGCCCACCGCAACCGGCCGGCCGGCGCGCAGCTCGCGTTCAATCATGGCCGCATCGCATGACTGCGTGAACGTCGCCTTCAAACCAAGCAAGTGCAGCGCCTTCACCTGCGCCTGCGAGTCGGTGGTGTCGCCAAACCTGGCGCGGATCTTGTTGTAGGCGTCGTCGCTTGCAACCTTGCCGTAGAACCGCGCGATCATTGCGCAGCTGCTTGAGAAACACTCCCGGTTGCCCTGGCCGCTAGCGTTGTCGCGCTGGTACTCGTAGGGCACCTTCAGCCGCACCATGCCGGCCGGCTGGCCCTGCTGCGGCTGTGTGCCAGCCCATAGATTGCCCTCAGCTTCGCGGCGCCGCTTCAGTCCGGCCTCGACGTTGGTGCCCGGATTGCGGTAGAGCAGCAAGGCAGCGGGCACGGCAGCCCAGTTCTTCGCACGCAACTCCCGGCTGATGGTTTCAAAACCCGACGTGCCATAAAAGCCGCTGCCGAGGTTGTAGGCAAAGGAGATCAGCGCGCACTTCTGGTGATCGGCCATCTCGCCCCATGCGGGGATTGAGGTGCGCAGCTTTTCAGCAATGCGGTCTACCTCCTGGCGGAGCATCATGTCCGCCTCGATGGCGTTGATCCTGTCGCCCTGCTTGACCTTGCGGCCGTCGGGGTAGCGGGTTGTTCCGTAGCCGATTGTTGCCACGTCCCAGCCGTGCAGCGGGTCAGGGTAGGCATCAAGATCGGAGTTCTCAAATTGCTTGATGATCTTGAGCGCCGCTGCTAGGTCGGATTGCTTGCCGTCTTGACTCCATGTTTGAAACCATGCCCGATCGCGGCGCATGGCAACGCCATAACCGTTCACCGCTAGATCCTGCTCCAGCAGCTGGATAGCAGCGGCTTGGTGTGGCTCGTTTCGATAGAAACGAAACAACTGCTCGAGCGTGATCGGTGCGGCGTTAGCCATCAGTCAGCGATTTTTGGGGAACATTATGCGACCAGCCTGCAGCAGAAGCTGCAGCCAGCTGTTGGACTTCAGCGGGCTGATAGCGATGATCTCGCTGCCGGCAGCGATGACGATGGCAATGATGGCGGCGGTTTCAACAGACACGGCGTTGATGTGTATGTGCTTCTAGGTTACTTGCGGATCTCAAGCTGGCGGACCCGCTTGTCAAGATCGGACAGCTGAACCTTGTAGTCGTTCTTCAGCTCGTTTACGGCCGCAGCCATCTGTGTGAGCGTGGCCTCAATGCGTGCCGATTGGATTTGCATATTGATCAGCAAGGCGCCGATTGCGAACAGGCCAGCGGCGATCGCGGCCGGGAGGGAAGCCACGAAGACGCCGCCGACTGATTCAGGCTCATCCGTCATCGGCTGATCCGGTGCTGATCCCATTGTAACGAGCAAGGGCCCGCCTAAGTTTCCTGATAGATGAAGGTACTGTCCTCGTACATCAAGGCATCGGAGTCCTCGGTGAGGATCCACTCAGTTGCCTCTGGTGCTGCGGCGCCACCGCTCAAGCTGCTTTTAAGGCTGGAGCGCAGTGAACGCTTAAGGCTGGTGCGTAGGTTGGCAGCCATCAGCCTGCGCCAATTACTGTGGCAACAGATGGGCTACCGCCAGTGATGGTGACCAACCGCAACCGTGCATAGTTGACGGGGCAACCGCTTAGGCAGTAGCCAGTCGTGCCATTTGCAAGGATTGTGGTGTCAGCATTGTTTTGATCAAGATTGAAATAATCAACGCCATCAAGGCTGCCTTCAAATCTGATTACAACGCTGGTGCCGATGGTGGCAACTGTGACCTGATAGGTAATTGCTTGCGCGCCGTAGCTCAACCCGTTTTCAGTTACGCCAGCCGCAGTCAACGTGTCAAGCGTGACGTATTGCTTTGACTGAAGCCTCTCGTCTGCGGATGGCATGGTGTTAAGCGCTTTGGAATTAGTCTAGCCTTTGCCCTGACCACGGCGCTTTTTGCGGCCATGGTTAGGACGTGAGCGTTTGCCTTGGCCTTGGTTGGTCAGCTTTGGAGCACCCGGCTGGTGGGTGATGTGTGACGCACCAGCCTTTGCGCGTACTGTCATGGTTAGTCAGCCCAAGCAGCAGTAGCAACGGCAACCACTTTAGGGTCTTCGTTGGTCAGGTCATCGCCAGGGCTAAGGGCGTGACGGTGATACGAGGTGGACAACACTTCGCCATCCTCTAGGACGCGGGTGGCTTGGCGGACCTGGATGGAACCAGATTCCAGGACTTCGATTTTGTCGATGACAACTTCTTTGATGAGAGCCATTTTAGGAACTACGAGGTCTAGGCGATACCAGCATCAGTGAGACGCTGTTCCAACACCTCGATCCGCTCCATTGCTTCCTGAAGCGCCCTGACTGCCTTCATGTAGAGCACGGAGTATTTGACGCTTTTGGTAACGGTGCCAAGATCGGCTCCCGTCTCGTCTAAATCAGTTGACTCTTCAACAAGTCCAGGACACACCTGTTCAACTTGCTGAGCCACCAGACCTATCTGCTTGTTATTATCACCAATAAAGTTAAAGTTCTTGACTTGTAACGTTTTTAGATCGTCCCATTGCGAACTGGACTCAACGATGTTTTCCTTTAGCTTTAGGTCTGAGATGCCGGCGTAGCTGTTGTTAGTGTTTTGAACATTGCCACTGGAAAAGACTAGGAAGCGGGTAGTCGCGTTGCCGATGCAATCAATGAATCGGTTTCCGGCGCCATTTACGTCTGTTCCATAGCGGATCTGGACGCCTACTGGTGAAGAGTTTGTGTTGTCAATCTTAAAGCTAACTTGCTGCTCGGAACCATTCGCTACGACAAGTTTGGCGTCAGTGCTTGAAGACGTGCCAACTAAAAGCCTGCCGGAGCTGTCGATGCGCATGGCCTCCGCGCCACCTTCAGCAAATGCCAGCGTGTCTGCTGTTGGGTTGAATAGCCCAGTATTTGGGTCAGCGTCAAAGCTGAAGCTTGGTGCTGCTGCCGAGCCTGCCGGTGCGCTGGCCAGCAGTTCGGCGTAGGTGATCTTCTTGTTCTTATCGGCTGCCGCTGCTTCGCTGATGTCAACAATGGGCAGCAGGTCACCAGTGGCTGGTGCTGTCAGCGACGTCAGGTCTGAAATCTTGCGGTTAGCCATGGTGTAATCTCTTTGGGATTAGTTTAGCCCCAACAGCTCGCGTAGCTCGGCTACGGTCAAGCCAGCGGCGGCAAGCTTTTCGGCGGGGGTGAGCACAGGCGAAACAGGGGGCACAGGGGCAGGCTCGGGGGTGTTGCCAGCCTCTACCCATTCCAAGTATTCGCGGTAGTCGCAGTTTCCAGGGTCATTGGGAATAACCGCGCCATCTGAGAGGCGGATGATGCTGGTGCTGGTGGTGAGTTGATACATGAGGATTACAGTTCGGAGGAGAACGAAGTCCAAGTTATAGATGCAGCAAAGTCACCACCTCCGCTGGAAGTTAACTGTGCCGATGCCCCAATTACGCCAAGCGCAGAAATAGCTCCTGCTACTGCGTTTGTGCCTGCACTCCATCCTCCTGCAATTGTTGGAGCAGCTCTCATTTGCGTTGGAAAATATATTTGAGTATAAGTGTTTGAACTCGAACCCCCGCCATAACTTTGCTCAATGTAAGTTGCATTTGGTTGATAGAAATACCTCTGACACAACGCCAGCTCGGTCCCAATCGGCCGCTGCTCAAATGGTGTGGCGACACTGCCGAGTTCTAATTGGACTTGGGTGAATGTACCGCTACTAAATTTCACCGTAGCGTCAGTGCCACCTGTCAACGTGACATTGCCGCCCTTGGCTACAGCAGTGCCGCCAACTGTTGCCGTAGCAGTGCCAGTCCAGTTCAGGGTGTAAGTGCCGCTAACTATGCTCAGCCCTTCAACCACTTGCTCGCAACCACCTGCTGGTGCTGTAACAGTGCGGACGTTGGCGCTGTCAGTGAAGCTAATGTTCTGGCCGGATGTAACAACGCGCCAGCGATCTAATGTGTACTGGTTAGCTCCGCTGGTAGCAGTGCCGGAAACATAGCCCCGTTGGTTGATAGTGGGGTTGCCGTTGATGATGACGTTGCGGAAGCCAGCCAGTGGGCCGCCGTTGAGGTTGGCGACCTGCACCTGATCTAGGCCGGCATCAATCTTGAATAAGTTTGCGTTGGTGTCACCTTCAACGCGGAAGTCAACATCTACGCCGCCATCGTTAAACACCACCTCGGTGTTGCCAAACTCGACGCGCTCAACTCCGTTAGTAGCAATGCCAAACTGATCCGCGCCAGCACGAAAGATACCGGTATTGGTGTCGCCGTCAAATGCAATAGCAGGTAGGGCAGCAGTGCCCGCATCATCTGCAAGCACCGCACCGGTTAGGGTGCCACCTGCAGCAAGCAGCAGGCCGAGGTTGGCGTCAGCCAGCGTGCCGACGGTGATCCAGGCGCTGTTGGCGGCGTTGCGGATCTTCAGCAGGCCGGTGGTTGTATCTGCCCACCACTGATAGGCATAGGTGGTGCTGGGTTGCGTTGCCCCGCTGTTCTGGCTGACAATGGCAGCTAGGCCGTTGTTCAGGTCACCACGGAAGGCAGCGCCTGACTGGTTGGAAATGATGTAGTCGTGCTGTGCCACTGCTTAAATCTCCTTGCCGTAGCCAACGGCAGTGTAGCTGAACTGTCTGCTCACAGAAGTGCCGGCGCTGTTCCTAAATTCTACTGTAAAGCCAAGGCGTGTCACTGCGGTGATCAAGAAGAAGTCACCAGTGGCCATATCGTTAGCCGTAATGCCGATGTTGGGTGCCTGGTAGAAGGCATTGGCAAAGGTGGCGGCGTAGGTGCTGGCGCCGCTAGTAAGCACTGCTGATTGCTCAGTGTATAGCTGTAGCTCCATCTCCACGCCAAGCTCGTCGATCAGGATGTTTATTGAAGGATCGCTTGATGTGGCAATGGTTTTGAACTGGAAGCCCCTGCCGCGCACGATGGCATTTGCAAACTGGTTCCAGTCGCCGTAGACAGGAGTGCCGGCGGGGTCGTCATTGGTAGTGCGCACATACATCTCTGCGTTTACCCTGTCAAGATTGTCCTCATCAATTTCCGGCCAATCGTCGATTAGCAGTGTGTTGTCGTCAAATGACTGGCCAGGCAGAAGCGGCCGTGCCACAAAACGCCGCCTGATATTTACGTCAAAGACACTGCCCATATCCCATGAGCTACCAAACTCATACTCACCGGCAGGATTGACGCCGCCGATAACGTCAATAGACGGAAGCGCGTCAAAGTCACCGTCTGTAGCCATGTCATCTATGAGCTGGCCAGAATCAATAACAATTCCGTCTAGCTCAAGGTCGTAATACATCCCCGTGACGTTGCCGCTAAACGGCGGCGCCTCTTGGTCTTCAGCAAAGGATTGCACCAACAACCGGGGTTGGGGTGTAGGTAGGCCTACTACTACTGCAGTGGCGTTTATTGAACGGTTGCCAAAGTCATCTTCAAACTTCAGTAGGTAGCTGCCTTCAAGAAGTGGCACTTGCTTTTGCGTTTGGCTGCCTGCCGCCGCTGGCACAATATCCTGTGAGTCTTCCCATGCAGGGGTGACAATCGCGACGTTGTGCCGGATTAGCACCTTGCCGCCTAGCAACACGTCAAGTTCAGTGGCGCGCTCCCAACTGATGATGGCGCTTGCTTCGTCAATTGCAAGCAGGCTGACGCCTACTACATCTGCGGGTGGCGCAGTCTTGCCAAATGCTTGGAATGTCAGTAGTGCAGGTTCCAGCGATGGTCTTAAGTTGGCGCCAATTGAATAGACTTCAATCGTGTAAACGCCGGGGGATGTGTCGAGGATTTCAAAGTCAAGCCGCGAAATCGTGAAGATGTTCCAGTTGCCGGAACCAAACCGCCAGCGGATCTTGTAGTCCTTAACTGCTAGCACTGGCTGCCAATCAACAACAAGCTTGCTCTTGGCAATGCCTCCACCGTCGTATAGCAATTCTGTAGCGGCTAAATTGGTTGGCGGTTCGGGGATAATGTTCAGGTCTGTTATGTCGGGCTGCTGTAGCGGCTGGTCGCGCTCAATGTAATCGTACTTGCTGGAGTTATACGATAGTGCGCTGACGCTGTAGTTAATGCCGTCCTGCTCTTGGATGGCTAGCACCCGCCACGTTGACGGTTGGATGTTGCTGGTTTCGTAGACCCAGACGCTGTTTACATTTGGCGCAGTGGTAAATGCTGCCGATACCGTGATGACATTGCCGGCGATGGATGAAACCGTGCGCTTCTCGACGCTGCCGTCAGGCAAGATTGCCGACAGTTGAGCGCCTGATGCCGTCAGGTCGGTGGCGTCATCAACTGTAATGGCCGTTGTGGTTGCAGCAGAGATGCGCCCGCCGCGTCTTGCGCCCGCTTTGACTGGATCAGCTACCTCAATTACTTGCCCTGGCCGCACTACAACACCGGCATCAACGCTGGTTGTGAATGTGATGGTTTCATTTTCGTAGCGCTCGGAGTAAATAATCCACTCGCCAATGCGCCGTGCCTGGCCGCGGCTGGTGCAGGCAAAGGCGCTGATTTCAGTTTTGATGACGCCATATTTGGCGATGTTTTCAGCATCTTCAACTACCTCAAATACAGTGTCGCGTAGTTCCAAGTCGAGGTAGCTGACTACGGCAACATTGGGCCGCGTCTTGAGGCTGCTGTTGCTGTAGCTGAAACCTTCCTCTGTGACGTTCGCCAGCGTGAATAGGTAGGCCGGATCGACGGGCTTATCTTGGGCAACGGTCAGCGAGCCGAGGCCCCAGTAGGGCATCACGCGGAACACGCTGCACATATCGTTGATCAGCTTGTACGCATCTTCCTGCGTTTGGATGTTGCAGTTGCAGGAGAAGCGAGGCTCGTAGCCGCCGAAGCCATCCAGCACCAGCTCAGAGGCATATTGAGACGCGGAGAAAAATGCAAACTTATCTAGGCTTGCGGCGGTGATGTGCTCACCAAATCCGTACCTAGTGCTGGTTAGCAGATCCCACAAGATCCATGCTGGGTCGCTAGTCCATTGTGCAGCGCCAAACGTGCCATTCCAGACGCCTGCGTAGGTGATGCGGCCGTTGGTTTGATCGACGGTTGCATTGCTGGGTACAACTACCTTGACGCCACGCACCCGATAGCTGCGGCTGGGGATGCTGTTGAACTGCTCGGCATCGATGCGGATGCCAACCAGTGCGCTGTTGGGGTAGGCGATCTTGGCGTAGATGATTTCTGTGTAGCTGGACCAAGAGAACTCATTGGCCAGCCGCAGGTCATTGCTATCTGGCGTGATGCGCGTAACGCGGACATCAACTGGGAACGTGCCAGCTAGGCCAATTAAATAATCGCGCTGGTACAGGTCGCCAGATCGCCCTGCGATGGTGTCGTCGATGACGGTAGTGAAGCCGCCACCGTTGTACTGGATGGCGATTTGCAGCCTGGCCGATTCGCCTACGGTGTCGCCCTCGTTGGTGATGCGCTCCAGGCGTGGCACCGTGATGGTGACGCGGACTGCTTCAGTTTGTGAGTCGGTGATGGTGCGAGTGACGGCACCATCGTTGCGGACCGTTACGCTGACCGGACGTTCATCCTCGATTACACCAGCAAAAGGGATGGCATCTTGATTCTGGGTGCCATTGCGCGTGTAGATCGTGACGTTTTGAAAGTTGAAGGTTCCGTCTGGATTTTGCAGCGGGGTGTTATTAATGAAGATGCTTTTGAAACCGTCTTTCAATCCAGCAATCTCGCCTTCGCTGATTAGGTCGATGACCTGGGCGTACTGCGTTGAGTCAAGGCTGTCGGTTGCAGTGGTTGGCGTGCGAGCAGCACCGCCACCACCACCTTTGCCGCCACCACTGCCGCCTGCGCCGATGATGGTCATGCCTGCACCTGCACGGTGTCGATGCCAGCGGAGATGACCACGCTGCCGACGATGGTTTCCCCAAAGACAATGGGCACCGGAACACCTTGCCGTGACGTATTTTGAATGCCGCTGAAGCTGTAGCTCTTGCGGGGATCGTTCTGTGTGTCGGGCCCGGTGGGGACTTTCGGCGTGGGCGTGAGTAGCTGGGCGACGCCACCAAGAACGAGGCTGGCGCCGACGCCAACTAAGATTTGCACACCTAGTGCGCCGATGCCAGGGACAAACAAGCCGATGGCGACCAATGCAATGCCCGCAATGATTCGCCCCGTTGCGCCAGCGCCAGCCATCACGGGCACGATCTTGATTTCTTGTTGGCCGGCAGGGTGGTGCAACTCTTCTAGTTCGAGGTCGTAGGTGCCGACGCTGACGCGGTAATGCTGGTCAGCCATGTGGCGTTCCAGCTCGGGCCAGTTCGCAACTAGGAATCGCACGGCTTCAGCGGCGGTTGCTACGTCGGCTTCGAGGATGCGGTGGCCGACAAACTTGGCCAGCTTGCCGTACAGCTTGATCTTACGCAACATGACGCAACCTCCTACCCGTACACTTTAGGAGCCAGCCGGAATAGAAGTCGCGTCCGCTTAGGCGATGCTGGGTGTGGTGCAGCACTTCTTGATGGCCAAGATAGACGGCGCAGTGGTTGAGGCCCGTGCTGTTGATGGCCATAAGCAGTGCGTCGCCGTGCTGGAGTTCTTCATCCTCGTCCAGTTCGCGGAAGCCGGTGTCGCGCCAGCACTTGTCGAAGTAGGGCGATAGCTGAAAGTCGTCAGGGTTGTTGCAGCGTTCCCAATCGCGGAGCGTGATGCCGCGCTCGGCGTACCAGTCGCGGGTAAGGGTCCAGCAGTCGTGGACGCCCCACACCCACTCGCGGCCAATTAGCGGCGCCTTGTAGCCAGATGGTGTGCATTCGCCCCACTGCCCGGTTTTAGGGTTGACGATATGCCACGGCAGTTCGCTGGTTTCGCACGCTGCTAGGTCTGCTGGTGAAGGCTGGGCCGGTGTTGATGGATGGCTATGCACGATGGCGACGATCTCGCCTTGGTCTTCAGCATCCGCCCAATCAGCGGGGTCCAGCATGAAGAATTGATTGGGGCTTGCTGCAAGGTTGCGGCATGGCACATAACGCTTGCGGCCCTTGATGATGACCAGCAGGCCACACGCCTCGCGGGGGTCTTCAGCTTGCGCGTGTTCTAAGGCTGTGGCTTGCCAGGTCATGTCGTATAGGTGCCAATGCCAGGGAAGGAGCCGAACGGTAGGTTTGCGTTGGCCTTGAATGTGTAAAACTGATCAGTTGCGAAGAACGTATAGGTGGCCGATGAAATGCCAGCAAATACATAGAAAGTCCAAGTAGCGGATTGATTGCTGATTCCAGTGTCTTGCGTTAGGTCGGCAACGGTGTTCCTGGTGACAAATGTATTTCTTCCTGATACACCTTTTCGAGTAACACTGCGCACATTCGCTATTTGTGTAAAGCGATTAAGAGGCAGCAAGCTGCTGGCTACAAACCATCCAACGGTAAGCGACGTGGCTTCGGGAAAATATACTGACGCGTCAAAGGCAGTCCCGCTTGCGGAGCCAACTACACTAAAAAATTGCGTAAGGTCTACAGTTGAGCTGAGCGTAACAGTAGTGCCGGAAACCGCGACTACTTGGCAATTGGCGGGCAAGTAGGTTCCTGTTACTGCCATGCCGGGGGTGATGCCCGTGGCGCTGGAAACGACAATCTGCGTGTAGTTGCCTTGGATGGTGCCAGTTGTCACCACTCCGGTGGTGGCGGTGGCATTCTGGTTTAGCGTGACCAGGGCACCGCTAACGCTTGAGACAGTCGTGCCAGCGGGTAGGCCGAAGCCTGTAACCGGATCGCCCGCGCTGAATGAACTGGCCTGCGTAAGCGTGAGGATATTGCTGCCTGTAGTGACAGAACCAGTGCGGTACTGCTGCTCAAAGCGCAGCTCACAGCTGCTTAGCTGCTTGCCGCAGGCGTCTTCAGCCAGTGTTGCAACGGGCTGGTTGTTGGTGTTGAAGTATGCGTTACCGGCATAGCCGCAC